CTTTTATTTCGGATACGTTTATAGACAGATTTACACCTGTACTTACAGTTTAAAGTACTGCCTTTTTTGCCACGCTTTTTAATTTTGGTAGGACCGCATATAGAGCAGATGGCTTGTCTGTTTGTCTCATCTATATCTGTCAGTTTATGTATCTTAGATCTCCCTAGCTGGATCATCTATTGGGCAAGGTACGCATACTAGGTTGCCACAATTAGCACAGGTTGCATCTAACATATACCAAGAGATCTCAAAGTCATCAAAGGTAGCTAGGATAGAGAAGACTTTAGAGCCACAAGGACAAGCGTGTAATGGTCCTAGAGATCTAAGATCTGTACCAAATTTATCAGGTATCTTATCTTTATTTTTTCGCAGGGTTGGTAGACGGAACATACTGACCATACTGTCGCGGCGCTTAATGCGCCGCCCGTACCGTAATTCGCCTCACGGCTCATATGGTACACATTCTGAGACTAGTAACCGATAAAGATCGTATTCACGGCGTGTCCTTATCGCATCCCACCATTGTCTGTGCCTAGTGCTACAATTAATCTAAGACAAAAGGAGGGGCTATATTGACTACGGTTGTTGGTATTCAAGGAAATGGTTATGTAGTTCTTGCTGCTGACTCACAGATTACTGAAGATAATCTAAGAACAATTAGTTTAGGCACACCCAAGATAGTTCAGATTGGTTATGTTGCCATTGGAATTACCGGTGATACTAGAGCTGGTGATATTTTAACTTACAACTGGAAGCCACCAACGTACAGAGGTGAAGATCCTATCCAGTTTATGGGCAAGAAAATGATTCCATCTATTATCAATGCCTTCAATAAGAACACTTATGACTGGGCTAATGTTGATAAGAAAGATGGTGGCTTTGATTATCTAATAGCTTTTGATTCTAATCTGTTTCATATTGCTTGTGATATGTCATTCATACAAAATGAACTGAAGGTTTATGGTATTGGTTCAGGTGGTCAGTTCGCTACTGGATATCTATTCTCACTTGACTATAAAGTTATGACTCAAGATAAAGCAGTTGAGATAGCACAGAAGGCAGTAGAGATAGCCAGCATATTAGATATCAATACCTGTCCACCCATTCAGATTGCGGTGCAGAAGAGAAAAAATAAATGATCATAAAGACTAGGAAGTTTGCTATCCAAGAAGCCTATGAAAAAGGTTATGAAGATGGCATCAAGGCTTGCAGAGATACCAATACTAACTGGGAGGAACAGAACAAGATGAGAGAGCAGTGGCTACGGGATAATCCCGATGCAGGATATATAGGATGGATGTCAATATGACAGATCCAAAAGAATTACTACTACAAGTCTTACGAGATAAGGATGCTGGTAGGGCTAGATCTAAACAGACACAGGTAGGTCCATCAGAGTTAGGTGGTTGTCGCCGTAAGGTTTGGTATCGTCTTAACGATCAACCTGAAACTAATGATAACGAATTAAAACTCTCAGCTATTATGGGTACTGCTATCCACGCTGAGATAGAGAAAGCAATATCAACTGCTGATCCAAAGGGTGAGAAGTATTGGGTTGAAACATCTGTTGAATACAATGGAATGAAAGCTCATATAGATTTATATATACCAGAAACAGGAGATGTGATAGATTGGAAAACCGTTAAGGTTAAGAATCTATCTTACTTCCCATCGCTACAACAGCGTTGGCAAGTTCAGGTATATGGCTACTTGCTTGACAAGTCTGGAAAGGGGTCACCCAGAACTGTTAATCTAGTAGCCATAGCAAGAGATGGTGATGAAAGAGATGTCAAGGTTCATTCAGAACCTTATGATCCGAAGTTAGCAGAAGATGCTTTGAATTGGTTATCTGCTATTAAAGAGAGCGCAGATGCACCAGGGCCAGAGCGCGATCAAAGTTACTGCAAGTTCTATTGCAAGTACTTTGATGAGTCGGGCGAGATGGGATGTACTGGTCTAAAAAAAGAACGTATCAAGGAAGATGAAGTCTTTATAGATAATCCTGAAGTGGACACATCTGCCTTGAAGTACTTACAATTAGATGCAAAGATTAAAGAACTGACTACTGAACGCGAGTCATTAAAAGCTGCGTTAGAAGGATTTACTGGTTCTACTAATAGCGGTGTATCCATTACTTGGAGCACAGTTAGTGGTAGAGAATCAGTAGATACCGAAGAGGTTGAGAAACTTCTCGGTTTCATACCAAAGAAACAAGGACAGGAATCAACAAGGTTATCTGTCAAACATACTGGAGGTAAGTAAATGGCTGCACCGGAAAGCACGAAGTTCCAAATCAACTACAAACTAGGTGATGGAACTCTAGTAAATATTTATGCAACAAGTCAGGCTGAATTAGAGGCATCTCTAACTTCAATTGCTGATGTAGCAACATTAGTAACATCAACTGGCACCGCACTTGGTGCTACTGCACAACCAAGTGGTGGAGCAATTGCCTATGCTAAGAAAGCATTAGGCGCTACTGCTGTATCTGCAACAGATGCAACTGCACCTGATTGTAAGCACGGCTCAATGGCATTTCGCTCAGGCGTAGGACAGAAAGGTCCTTGGAAAGGTTGGATGTGTGCTGCACCTAAAGGTGCTGTAGACAAATGCGAAACCGTCTGGATTAGATAGGCAATGCGGGTTCCCTGGAACTATGAGAACCCAGCTTGCGCCGAAGTGGGTGTGGAGTTTTTCTTTCCTGAAGTAGAGGATGGAGATAGAGTCCACACTCAACAGGCTATAAACGTCTGCAAGATATGTCCCCACCTTGCAGAGTGTGCAGAATGGGGAATCAACAAGGAACGCTTCGGTACTTGGGGCGGCATAACTGCGGCAAAAAGAAAAAGAATTAGACAGCTAAGAGGGATAACTCTTCCTAGAGAGGATTACGTTGCTAAACATAGATAGAGCGTGGCGTGGTAGTACTACCAATGCAACACCACTACCTGATGTATGGAAAGATCTTGCTGTAAAGCAGATCAAGTTTCGTAGAGGTCAGGTATGTATGGTTGCTGCTGCGCCTAATGCTGGCAAGAGTATGTTTGCTCTTATCTATGCAGTTAAAGCAAAGGTTCCAACTTTATTTTTCTCGGCTGACACCGACATAGCAACAGTGATGATGAGAGCAGCCTCTCACCTATCAGGACACAGTCAACTACTGGTGGAAGGAAACTTAAATAGTAACCGTCATTACTACGATAAGCACCTAGATAATATGTCCAACATACAGTTTGTCTTTGACTCATCACCATCACTAGATGATATTGAGTTAGAGATCAAGGCTTATGTTGAACTCTTTGGTATTCCACCAGAGTTGATTGTGATTGATAACCTGATGAATGTGGCTGCTGAAACTGATAATGAGTGGGCAGGACTGCGAGCTATTATGGTGGAGTTCCACGATATGGCTCGTAAGACTGAAGCCTGTGTGATGGTCTTGCACCACGTCAGCGAACAGACTGAGTATGGTAAGACTAACTTCCCACCTCACCGTAGGGCTATTCACGGTAAGGTCTCACAACTACCAGCACTAATACTTACCCTTGGCTTTGATCCTTTAGATCAAACCTTAAAGGTTGCACCAGTTAAAAATAGGTTTGGTCCACACACAGCAGATGGCTCAGACTTTGCTACTTTATTTGTAAACTATTCTGTCTGTCAGATCAGTGATGCAGATGAGTATGGTCGTATGTATAGAAGGGATGCCCTACTAAATGTCAGCCAAGTACAATAAACAAAAGGGTTCTCAGTTTGAAGTTGATGTAATGAAATGGTTTAGAAAGATGGGCGCAGTAGCTGAACGCTTGCGCTTATCAGGAGCAGAGGATGAGGGAGATCTAGTAGTTATAGTTGCCGGTCAAACCTACATCTTTGAATTAAAGAATACTAAGAAGTTAAACTTGAAGGAGTTTTGGGATGAAGCGCAAACAGAAGCTGTTAATTACGCTAAGCATCGTGGCATTAATAAGCCTTTATCTTATGTACTATACAAAAGAAGAAACGCAGGAATAGAAAAGACTTGGGTAATCCAAGACCTAACACAATGGCTAGAGGAGAAACAATGACACCAACACCAGAAGGCGTAATAACTACAACAGAAATACTACAACCAGTACCAGAGGTGGTAGTAGAGGAAGAGGTAAAGGAGGAGGAATGATTTGCGATCTATGTAGGTCAGGCGGTGAGCTGAATAGAACTGGTCAGTTCAAGCGTGCTATTACTATGCACAAGAAATGTAAGGAGGATTGTGGATGTCAGCATCAGACTGGACCAGGAGTAGGAAGCCTAGCCTTCGTAATGGCAGAACCGATGCGAACACAATACCCATTGGAGTAATAGTTGCTCACTATGGCGGTGAAGTAAGAGAAGGTAGGGCTTGCTCTGTAAGGTGTGTATTGCATAGCGACAGTAGAAGAAGTGCAGTAATAAATACGCAGGAGAATTTATACTTTTGTCATACCTGCGGTAAGGGTGGCAATGCAGTAAACATTATTAGTATCAAAGAGAATATGGAGTTTAAAGATGCTCTCGCCCGTGCAATTGAAATCGTCACTGGAAGCGGCGGTTCAGTACAACAAGGATCTAAACGAAGAGGCGGTAGCGTTTCTCGCAGGTCGTGGGATCTCTAAAGAGATAGCTGACCAGTACCAACTAGGTTATATAAAGCAACCTTTTGCAACCCACGAGAACTATCAGGGCTGGCTATCCATACCTTATATAACTGTGCTTGGACACTGTGTTGGATTTAAGTTTAGAAGATTAGATGATGGCAAGCCTAAGTATGGAGCACCACTTGGTCAGAAGGGTCATCTCTATAATGTTAGCGACATCATTGTATCTAGTGAGTACATAGCAGTCTGTGAGGGTGAGTTAGATACGATCATTTGTTCTGCGGTACTAGGTATACCAGCAGTTGGAGTTCCTGGTGTTGCTGCTTGGAAGCCACACTTTACTAAGATGTTTACTGGCTATGGCAAGATTTATATTATTGGTGATAATGATATTAAAGATGATGGCACTAATCCTGGGGCTGAGTTCTCAAGGAGAGTAGCTCAGGAGGTAATGAACTCTTCAATCGTGTCGCTACCTGCTGGACTAGACCTCAATGACTTATACTTAGCAAAGGGTATAGAAGAGACAAAACGGACAATTGGAGTACCTAATGTATGAAGAACTCAGATCTGATGGTACTAGCAGAATGGTTGGCGACCTCAGGGATCTCTATAATCAAGATAGATTACGTCAAGGGAACAATAGAGATAGCACCACCGAAGGTAAGAGAATAGATGATGAGTTCATCGCCAATATGTGGGCTGTTATGGATGCAGCAGGTAATTTACTTATCAGTAAGCACCACGATTACGGTCCATTAAATATAGCAAGATCACCTGGCGGTCCTATCAATGGGCTAAGAGTGCGTATGTGGGACAAGATTGCTCGCATAAATAATTTAGTAGACTCTAATGTTAAGCCAAGTAATGAATCATTACGAGATTCTTTTATGGATCTACTTAACTATTCAGCTATTGCAATGATGGTATTGGATGGCAACTGGCCTGAAGTTCAGGCTTTGGATTGTGAATGAGCACAGAACCAATACGCCAAGTATGGCAGGATGGTAAGCGAGAACAATTAGTTGCTGACTACCTTGCTACTGCTAATGGTTGGGAGTTCTATAAAACTCCTCGCTATTACTTTGTAGATTACTTAGTCAATAAATTAAAACCTAATGGTTATGCTAATTACATTGGTGGAATAGAAGTAAAGTGGATGAAGTCCCACTCAGGTACTGAGGTTAAGTTTCCTTATCAAAAACTACAGCGTATGTGGCTGACTGAACCATTAGATGATAACCCAGATGCTTACAATAGAATTGTTATTAGATATACAGATGCACTATTAGTTATTCCTGCCCGTTTACTTCGTAATATACCTCCGACCTATGGATTAACACGAGCAGATACCCAAGAGCACGATTTCAATGTTCACTTTATTGCTACTGAAGACTTCGCTGACTACTTAGAACCGATTGTAATAAACGAATGACCCACGAGCTACACCCAACTCTTTATGAGTTAGTACCATCAGTGACTTACGTTATTGTTCGTAAGTTTAAAGGATGGGTTGACACTGAAGATGTAAGACAAGAGTGTTATCTGTGGGCTATTGGTCGTGGTCAACAGTTTACTGATCT